TTGCAGATGGTCGTCCACTATTCGCAGCAGCAGCTCCACAAAACGCAGCTGGCTTAATTACACAAGGTTCAACAAATGGAACAGTCGCAGGACTTGATCTAGTTGTAGATCCTAACTACACAGGTGACAATGCAAATGTTAAGCACGCATTGGTTTACCCATCAGCAGCTATGCGATTCCATGAGTCTGGAACATTCGATATTCGCGCCAATTTGGTCGCTAATGGTCGAGTTGAGATCGGACTGTATGGTTATGTTTGCGCAGTTAATCGCTATCCAGCAGCATTCCGTAAGTTATCAGTAGCTTAATTTAACTGAGTGCCTGGGGTTGCTCCCGATCTCAGGCATCCATTAAGGGAGTAAGGAGATGACATGCCAAGTATAATTACAGCCACCGAGTTGCGATCTGTGCTTGGTGTGTCGTCTGCTTTATATAATGACACATATCTAGATGGCATAATAGACACTAGCGAAAACACTATTTTGCCAATGTTAGTTACATTTAAGAGTTCAATTCAAAAAACAGTTTTACAAGATAACATCGCCACATTTACAACTGTTGGCGTGCATGAATTTACTGAAGGTCAATCAGTAATTATTACTGGATGCTTGAGTCCTTACAATGGAACTCGCACAGTATTAGATGATAATTTAACAGACACAACTTTTAGTGCAGCAATTACAAATGCAGATGTAGTTGAAGCAAATGTAATTCCAAGTGGAGTTGCTACCTTATCTGGAGCATCTACTTATGTTGGAAATCAATCAGTTCGATCAGCAGTTTTTGCAATCTCGGTTGAAGTATTCCAATCAAGAGTTGCAGCAGGCGGACAAATTGAAGGCGTTGATTTTACAGCTACTCCTTACAGAATGGGTCGCAGTTTATATTCACGCGTAATTGGAATTCTCGGGCCTTATGTAGATGTTGAAGGTATTTGTCAATAATGCCACCATCCACAATTCTTTCATCGGTTAGACAACCACTTGCAACCGCTTTAGCAGGTGTTGCTGGAAATGTTTACGCATTTGTGCCAGAGTCGGTAATTCCACCAGCTGTGGTATGTGTTCCGGATTCACCATATCTTGAAATTGAAACAATTGGCAAGTCATCTGTTAGATGTCGAGTTAATATGACCATTACAGCTGCGGTTGCATATAACAGCAATCCAGCATCACTCGATAATATCGAGCAATTAATAATGAGCATTCTGGCAGTTATTCCAAATGGATATATTGTCGGAGCGGTCGAAAGACCAACAGTTACACAGGTCGGAGCATCAACTTTGTTGATCTCTGATATCAATGTTTCAACCTACTATCAACAAACAACTTAAGGAGTTCAAGTGCCTACCACAGTAATTACGGGCAGAGATGTTACCTTCACAATCGGTGGTAACACTTTCGATGCTCAAGCAACAAGTGCAACACTAACTGGCGAAATGAATCGCCAAACCTACGAAACTTTAGATGGCAAGGCTTTCAAGGTTATCGATAACAATTTCACACTAGCTGTTGAAATGTTAGCCGACTGGGGCGCTACCGGATCACTTTGTGAGATCCTATGGGGCGTTGCAGAGTCAGCACCAGACACAGCAATCAGCACAGTTTTCACAGCTACATCAGGCGCAGTATTTACTTTCCAAGTATTGCCAATGTGGCCTTCAGCTGGTGGAACTGCACCAGATGCACAGACTGTATCTTTGACATTCCAAGTTATTGGAGTGCCAGCAGAAAACTTCGCTTAACAATTAGAAACGGGAGCACTAATGAAACTACCAATTACAATTGAATATAACTCAGGCGAGCAAGCAACTTACATAGCCCAACCGCCTGAGTGGCAAAAATGGGAACAAAAGACTGGGAACATAATCGGTCAAGCATCTGAAAAGATGGGCATAAGTGATCTTATGTTTTTGGCATATCATGCTCATAAGAGAGAAGCTGCGGGCAAAGCAGTTAAACCTTATGAGATATGGTGCGAAACAGTAATCGATGTTCAAGTCGGTGATGCAAACCCAAAAGCCACAGAGAAGGAAGCCTAAGCCGGTTATTGGTTCAGTTAGCAATAGCAACTCAAATACCAATGAGCGAATGGGTTGAAGCAGACGACATAATGACAGCAATCGAGATATTGGAGCAGAGGAATGGCGAATGACACAATCGCATATAATAAATCCGACCTGCGCGATATTTACAAAGCGTTTAAACTTATGGATGAAACTGCAACCGATGAAGCAAAACGCCAATCTGCTGCTCTGGCGTATTTTGCATCTGAGGAAATTAAATCGGCAGCTGCGAATAGAACAAAGTCAGGCATTGCAGCGAAAAGAATTGCAGATGGCGTTAAGGTCAGCAAGTCAAGCAAAATTGGTGAGTTCCGTTATGGTTTCGCATCACAGAGGTTTTCGGGTGGGGCTACGACTCAAACCTTATGGGGTGGTATGGAGTTTGGATCAAATAAGTTCAAACAGTTCCCTACATATTCTGGAAGGCAGGGCAGAGGTAGTCGAGGATGGTTTATCTATCCAACCCTTCGCAGAATTCAGCCTGAATTGATTAATAAATGGGAAGCAGCATTTAGTAGAATTCTCAAGGAGTGGGTCTAATGGCAAGAGATAATAGAACTTTAAAACTATCGATACTTGCCGATGTTGATGATCTAAAAAAGAAACTAGGCGAAGCCGATAAATCGGTAGAAAATAACGCAAACAAAATAAGTGAATTTGGAAAGAAAGCTGCGTTGGCATTTGCTGCTGCTGGTGCTGCTGCCGGCGCATTTGCTATATCAGCTGTTAAAGCTGCTGCTGAGGATGAGAAAGCTAGAAAATCCCTTGAGCAGACAATTAGAGCCAATACTAGGGCTACTGAGGAACAGATCAGATCAATTGATGTTTATATTACTAAGCAAGCAATTGCAACTGCTACCACCGATGATGTTTTAAGGCCAGCCCTATCTCGGTTGATCCGTTCTACTCAAGATGTTACTAAAGCTCAGGAACTTTTAAGCCTTGCTCAAGAAATTAGCGTGGCAACTGGTAAGCCATTAGAAACAGTTACAAACGCATTAGGTAGAGCCTATGATGGGTCAAATACTGCATTAGGTAAGTTAGGTCTAGGAATAGATGCTGCAACCTTAAAAACTAAATCATTTGATGATATTACTAAAGAGTTAAAGACTACCTATGGCGGGTTTATTGCCAATGAATCTACTAACGCTGAATTTAAGTTTAGACAATTAACTATTGCTATGGATGAGGCTAAGGAACAAATAGGAGCAGCATTACTTCCTATTTTTGTCAAATTTGCTGATTATTTAATTCAAACAGTAGTCCCTAACATTCAGGCATTTATATCTGGATTAACGGGAGATAACTCAATTGCATCAGAAACAGCTAAAGCGACCGAAGGTGCTTTTCGATTTGGTGAACAATTACGAGGAGTTATTAAGTTTGTAATTAACATTAAAGATGAATTGATTATATTAGGCGGAGTTATAGCCACAGTATTTGTTGTCAATAAAATTGCAGCATTTGTTACCGCTATTGGAACATTAATTGCAGCCATGAAAACACTTAGGACAGCAGCAGCGGGTGCGGGTGTTGCAACTGCATTTGCTACTGGTGGAGCATCGGTTGGAACAGCAGCAGCAGCATTAGCAGCTGTGGCAGTTACTTATGGATTAAGTCAATTTGCTAGAGGCGCAGACGAAACTGGAGCAGGTGGATCATCATTTGAATATGGTGCAGGTAATCCACAATTTGGTTTGCCAACAGGTGGTGGTGGCGGTGGGGGTTTTGGTGGTGGTGGAACTGGTGGTGGCGGAGCAGGTGGTGGTGCAGGTGGTGGCGGTGTTAGCACTCAAGCAGCTACTAGCTTAAAAGATTTAGCAGATAAATTATTAAGAGTTCAAGATCAATTTACAGATTTGACATTCCAAGTTGCAACAGGTGGAATTTCTAAATCAGCTGCACAAAAACAATTTGATGCACTTCAAGCACAATTTAAAGTATTGGAAAAGCAAGGCAATACATTAGCAGCCAATCCAAATATAGTTATCAATGTTTCAGGTGCAATAGATCCAGAGGGAACTGCTAGAGCTGTGGCAAATCAATTAAATAGTCAGGCTGCTAGAAGCGTAACCGCGCTTAGGGATAGATAATGTCAGATTTTACACCAGACTGGAAATTAACTGTCGGTGGGGTTGATTATACTAACATTACCATTTCAGATGTCCAACACCAAGCAGGTCGATCAGACATCTACCAACAGGCACTTCCTTCTTATATGCAAGTTACGTTGGTTGCATTAAATAACCAAACACTTCCATTTGACATTAACGACTCTTTTGATTTACAAGTTAAAGATTCAGCTGGATCTTATGTTTCATTATTTGGTGGCGATTTAACGGATGTCACAGTTGGAGTTTTACAAACAGGTGCAGCAGCCACAGTTGTTCAATACACGCTTTTGGCTATGGGTTCACTTGCTAGATTAACCAAAGAAATCTTTAATGACAACATTTCTCAAGATGAAGATGGCAACCAAATCTACGAGATTCTTTCAAGCGTATTGCTTGGAACTTGGAATGATGTGCCAGCAGCTTCTCAATGGTCAACTTACAATGCAACCGAAACTTGGGCAAATGCAGTTAATTTAGGACTTGGCGAAATAGATCAGCCTGGTCTTTACACCATGAGTTCTCAATCAAATGTTACTGACACGATCTACAATGTTATTTCAGATATTGCAACTTCAGCCTTTGGATATATTTATGAGGACAATACCGGAAACATAGGTTATGCAGATGCAGACCATAGGCAGAATTATTTGCTCAACAATGGCTATGTTGAGTTAGATGCTCGCCATGCGTTAGGCGCTGGCTTATCTACAATCATGCGTTCAGCAGATGTTAGGAATGACATATATCTAAATTATGGTAGCAATTACAATTCACAGGTTGATGCCACAGATGCCGCTTCAATTGCACTATATGGCTACAAAGCCGAAACGATTAACTCTCGGGTTCATGGAACTGTGGATGCTCAGGCTATTGCTGATCGCTATATTGCTCAAAGAGCTTATCCGATACCAGCATTCCAGTCGATCACATTCCCTATAACTAACTCTGAAATTGATAACGCAGATCGGGATGATCTACTAGCTGTATTTATGGGGATGCCAGTTCATATTCAAAACCTACCAACCCAAATCTCAGGTGGAGATTTTGAAGGTTATGTTGAGGGCTGGTCATGGAGCACTAGGTTTAATGAACTCTTTCTCACAATCAATGTTTCTCCAGTCGCATTTAGCCAAGTGGCGATGCGTTGGAATACCACGCCAATAACAGAGGCATGGAACACAATCGACCCAACTTTAACTTGGGAATACGCTACAATAGTCGCATAGGAAAAGGATAAAATGGCAACTACTACCAATTATAGCTGGAGCACTCCAGATGATACCGCGCTGGTCAAAGATGGTGCAGCAGCGATCCGATCTTTAGGAACTGCAATCGATAGCACAGTATTTACTAATGCAGGT